GGTCACCACAGACACGCGGGGAGGGGGTAGGGGGTGGGGTACGAGGCCACGAGGACGGCGTTAGCCGTCCGAGTAGGCCGAGTATATATATATCCCCCGCTCGCATCGGCAGCGCCGGGACGCTCCGATTCCGTCGCGCCCTGGCTGCCTGGCTCGCTACCCTACTATACGGGGCCAGCGCCTCCGGCGCGTCGCCCCGCTTACGCAGTGTATATAAGTCGCATAACCTATGCATATCGACGTCCTTCCTGGTCGTTTTCCCCTATGCACAACTTATCTATTATACTATTGTTCAATGCGTACATCAACTACTCGCAAAAGGATTCTTTCGCGAATAGTTTCCAGGTCAAGGCCCTGTTGTGCTGCATGGAGCGTTGTATGTGCCCTCTGGGTGGTGGTGTGGTGATCTCTCTCGCCGTTGTATTGTGATACCCGCCGCCTACCCGCCGCCCCAGACAGACGGGGGGGCAGGGCGAGACTGGTACCATCCGGGTGGACCCAGGCGCCCTATACTGGATATATACCCTCCCCAGCACAGTACCCACACGGAGGTTAAAAATGAATTCAGTGGACCTTGGTTCTGTCTTGGTATATCCCCACGCCAAAGAGATAACGCCTCCGTATGGCAACCCCGTCTGCATATATTGCTCGGAATCGCAAGAGGAGCGCAAGAACTTTGTGTTTGGAACGGCAATGCATAACTGTGCCGCTGTCGGGAAGTCTTTGGCGGTCATTCTGGACAACAGTTATCAAGAAATGATCGAAAGATTCTTTCCTTTGCCGGGGAAGGTGGACATACTTGACGGGCCTTTTCCATACGAGGTCTGCTATTCCACACAGAGAGCAAAGGTTGTCTTGGAAAACGATTCAGAGATTTGGTTTCGCGGAGGCTTTGAGGACCACCGCAATACCCTTCGTAACAACAGATACCAATGGGTCTTTCTGAGTGAAGCCAGCTACTTTAGCGAAGAAGATGTAAGGTTTGCGTTGATGAGGATAATGCCTTGGATACACCATTGTTTTATCAACCTCGATGTTAGGCCGTGTTTACTCGGCAGCATCGACCCGAGAAACATCAGGGGTACCTGGTTTGAAGAGCGATTCGAGAAGCAGGGAAACTTTCTCGTATTAACGTCTAAGGCGCTTATACGACGCAGAGGAGAGACGGAATGAAGCATCTCAAGCCCTTACAGCCCAAGCATCACATCGCTGCGGCATTGCTCGCAAGGGGTTTGTCACAGGCTGAGGTTGCGGAACGGGTTGCGGTGGCGGAGAGCACTGTGGGCGCATGGATGAAACGCGAAGACTTCCGGGCCATACGGGATGCGGAGATACGCAAGTACATCGGGGACATTGCGCCGGATCTGATACAGACGTTGTATGCCCAGAGCAAGCGGGACGGACCGAACGACCAATGGTTGGCACAGAACGCGGCCTCACGGCTACTGCAGCTCGTCGAAGCCACCCTCAAGCAGCCAGCGGAAACCAAGATTCAGGTGTTCCTGGGCGGTGCGCCGGACCTGGGTATGCCGGAACCGGATGCAATCGAGATCGAAGGCGAGGTCGAGTAGAACGGACAGGCTTACTGAGTTTGTCGTACGGATGTATCGCGGAGAAGAGGCGTTGAAACAGGCCGAAGCAATTGAGGCCGAGTTGGACGCCATGCGAGAGGACTTCTTCAAAGAGAGCGCGTGCGCGGTGGCGGAAAAGGCGGGTGTGAGATGAATCCATGCGTTGAGCTGTGTGCGTTCCGGTACGGACATGGATATGACCCAAGTTTGGACGTTTGCAGGACCTGCGAGTATGCCTTGGCGGTCAAAGAAAAAGAAAAGCTGGCCGCAGAGTTGAATGCATTGAAGGCAGACATACACCAAGCTCAAACCTGCATCTGTCTGATATGTGAGCATTACTGCAAGGTTGATACAAACGCCGGAGAGCACTCAAAGCATACGTGCGATATTCTTGGCGACAAATTCGCAGGGGAAGCGCTAATGTGCGGTAAGTTCGAGTGGCGCGGAACGCAACATCAAACAAGCGCGTCGTTTGTGTGAGTCGACTTTCGTATCGAAAACAACCGCGCCATCAATACGATAGTCTTGTCCGAGGACGGAACAGGCAGCCGTAGCCCTCGTTGGAGATGCGGGAGTGTCGACCCGCCGGACAAATACTTAAAAGCCTCGCTTTGATCGGCGGGGCGACAGGGCAAAAGCCCATGATTAACTATAGGTTAGTTTTCCGCTGACCAACATGCGGGATACAAGTGGTTGGTGCACAAGTTTGCGCGATGAGGTGTTGCTAGTTTCGAATCGGCAGCATTTGAGCGCCCTTATCGGTTAAGGGTGTCAACCGTGTTCGGATAGGCGAATCAAAGCCGAAACCAAAACACCCACATATCATCCACACAAAGGGGGCATTTCTTGAAGCGGGACAACGAGGTCATTACGCTTGATTTAAGCGGCTTGCGGCACGCTGTCGTGTATCCCCTGGCGGATGTACACCTTGGTTCGGAGGACGCGGACGTCGAGGCCTTTGAACGCCTTGTGGAGGAGATCAGGCAGGATGCCAGCGCATACGTTGTTCTCGCCGGGGATCTGATCGACAACGGGCTGAAATCCTCCGTCACGAACGTATACCGGCAGACGATGCGACCCGCTGAGCAGAAGCGGGAAATGGCGCGGATGCTCTCCCCCATACGGGACAAGATCGCCTGCATCCTTCCGGGAAACCACTGTGGCCGAAGCTCCAAGGAATCCGACGACTGTCCGGCCTACGACATCGCTTCAAAGCTGGACCTGGAAGATGTGTACCGAGAAAACATGGCTTTCATCCGCATTCGGCTTGGCAAGGACACCGCGCATCAACGGCCATATCGCTACTTCATCGGCGTCGTTCACGGAGCCGGTGGCGGTGCGCAGGCTGGTTCGTCGGTCAACAAAACGGACGCATTCATGCAGCCTATTGAGGGCTTGGATGTACTGATTCGCGCACACGACCACAAGCCGTATGCGCTTCGTACCAGCAAGATCGAGTTCGATTCCGGGCGCAACGTTATGCGTCAAAGACCGATACTGGAAATGTGTTCTGGCGGTTGGATGTGTTACGCCGGATATCCGGTCCGCAAGATGCTGCGACCCGTCGCCATGCCGGGCGCGAACAAGCTTTTGCTGTACGGAGACAAGTTCCGGTTCGAGGCTGTTGTTTAAAGGGGGCGAAAAACCATAGCGGGCGGCGCGATTTACCTGGACTATGTGCCCACGCCAAAACAGCGCATGTTCCACGAATCCAAGGCCAACGAGGTCCTGTTTGGAGGAGCGGCTGGCGGAGGGAAAGAGCTCTGGGTGGGGACGCCAATTCCCACGCCCAACGGCTGGAAGCGCATGGGTGATCTGGCGGAAGGCGACAAGGTATTTGGGCCGGACGGCCACGCGCACGCGGTTGTAAAAGCGACCCCGGTACGATTGCATCCGGCATGGAGATTCGTTTTTGACGATGGCGCGGAGGTCATTTGCAACGATGAGCATCTTTGGCTGACATACGACGCGAAGGAACTGGCGGCACTGACGCGCAGGACGGACGAGTTCAGAGCGCGACGCAGGGCCAACCGGCCATCGAGGGCGACGGGAAGCAAGGGTGCGTTGGTGACCGAGCTTGTCACCGCCCGAAACCAGGACAATCCTCCTGAAACCAGACCCGCGCCAACTGGAACGGTTCGCACAGCAGCCCAGATTGTTGCCACATTGCGTACGCGGTCCGGAAGGGCAAACCACGCCATTCCCGTTTCGAATCCGCTGGAGCTTCCCCAAAAAGATCTTCTGGTCGATCCGTATGTTTTGGGTCTGTGGCTTGGAGACGGAACCGCGCGGGACGGAGGTTTCACCAACCCGGACGGCTTAGAAAAGGCGTTTTCAGATGCCGGGTTCGAGGTAGTTCCTAGAAATGTTGATATTACCTTTGGGGTTCGCGGGCTGTCGATGCTCCTGCGCAAGATAGGCGTACTTGGGAACAAGCACATTCCCGAGGAATACCTGTGGGCCTGCAAAGAGCAAAGGCTCTCGTTGTTACAGGGGCTGATGGACACGGACGGATGCTGCAACAAGAACGGATCCGCAGAGTTCACCAGCACGAACCGGAGAATCGCAGAGGGTACCGCGCAACTGATACGATCGCTTGGAATGAAGTGTACGGTTCGCGAAGGACGCGCAAGGATACGCGGTAGAGACTGCGGCCCCAAGTGGACGATCAAGTTTACACCTTGCATGCCGGTATTCCGGCTTGAGCGCAAGCTCAAGCGTCAAAAGCCCCAGCAGCGGCGCACTACGCGATTCAGGTACCTGGTAAAAGCGGAGCGTCTTGAAGCGCTTCCCATGCGCTGTATTGCGATTGATTCAGCGGATCATCTCTACCTTGCAGGGGAATCGTTTGTTCCTACACACAATTCCAAGGCCATCGTTATGGATGCCCTAATGCGCTGCCTGCGGTGGCCCAACACGTCCGCCTATATCTTCCGCAGGACCTATACGGAGTTGGAAGACACGATCATCACCGAGGCCAAGCGTTCAATTCCTGACAGTGTTGGGCGCTACAACGTCGGTCGGCACGAAGTGAACCTTCTCAATGGTAGTAAGATCCATTTCCGACACTGTGCCAGCATTGGAGACATGTACAACTATTCGGGCGCGGAGATCCACTGGCTGTACTTTGACGAGTTGACGACGTTCGAGCAGAAGATTTACGACTTCCTAAAGACGCGTTTGCGCGCCAAAAAGTCCCTGGGGATCGTTCCGATTGTTCGTTCCAGTTCAAACCCCGGAAGCATCGGGCACGGGTGGGTCAAGAAGATGTTCGTAACCGCGGGGCCGTACATGGAGCTTATACGGCATGAGATACCAGAGCCAGAAGATGGAAAGATCGAGTATTATACCACGCAGTATATTCCGTCCCTGGCAACGGAGAATCCGCACATCAGCGACGAGTACAAGAGAGAGCTTCGCAAGAAGCCCAAGGCCCTGCGCGATGCGCTATTGTACGGGCATTGGGACGCGTTTGAAGGACAAGTGTTCGTCGAGTTCACGGACGACCCAGAACACTATTCGGACGGTTTGAAAACTCACGTCATTACACCATTTGTCATCCCTTCCAGTTGGGCAAGGTACAGAACGTTCGACTGGGGAAAATCCCGTCCGTTCTCTGTGGGATGGTGGGCGGTTGCCCCGAACGGAACATTTTACCGTTATCGAGAGTGGTACGGTAGCAATGGGACACCGAACGTGGGGCTCGGGATAACAGTGGGCGAGATTGCGCAGGGAATACAAGACATCGAAAAAGGCGAGCGAGACGAAGGTATAAGGTTTACAGGGATTGCGGACCCTCACATTTTCGACGTGGACACCGGCGAAAGCACCGCCGAAATCATGGCAAGGTACGGCATTTACTTCAATCCCGGAGACAACTCGCGCATTGAAGGCAAGCTTAGGCTTCATGAAGCGCTTAGGTTTGGACCAGACCAACGACCCGGGCTATATGTCTTTACAAATTGCGTGGACTTTATACGCACGATTCCGGAATTGCCCTATAGCCTCACCAAGGTCGAAGACGTAGATTCCGAATCAGAAGACCACATCTATGACGAGACGCGGTATTTCCTGATGTCCTGGCCGTATCCGGGCAAAGACCGTGCGAAGCCGCCGATCAAGACTAATTATGACGATCCCTTTGGGAGGTGAGCGATATAGCCGATAAACTGGGCGCGGCGCACGAAGAGGACATTCAGATCGCCCCATCGGAGCAACCGATTTCGGAAGCGGAAAAGGACCTTGTTCGCGAAGCCTACGAACGGTTTGAGATCTTCCGCCAAGGCTGCATGGAATGGCACGAACGCGCGCGTAAATGCCGCAAGATCGCGCTTTTGGAGGACGAGGACCAGGACCCGCCAGGCACATCCCCTGCGGAGCGAGCCCCGCAGCTTCATACACTTCGATCCACGCTTGTCAACTGCATTGCTGATCAGATGGACAACATGCCCGAGGCTCGCATGATTCCGGAGCGAAGCGACCTGGTCCAGGTTGCGGACGACTTGACGGACATCGTTGGGCATGTCATGGAGCGCAACGAATACGAGCGCATGCACAGGGAACGGGTGGAGGATTTCTTTGTTACCGGGACATCCGTCGTTCAAATTGTATGGGACGACGACATTGCCGGGACCGGATCCGTGGATGGCGATGTGGCACTGCTGCGCTGGCCCATCGAGGCGTTTTATTGGGA